CTAAGCCCCTATCTTATTGCGTTAGTTCTTTTTGTTTATTGCTATATGCAACAGCGTATTCAATAATTGTTTTTAATTTTTTGAATTCTTGTGGTGAACTCCAAATTTCTGCACCCAATGGAACAGAATTAGAATTTTGCAAGATACCTAAAACAACTGCTTGACTTAGTTCTTCAACATCAATCATTCCTTAACCCTTTCCAATACAAAATAAATCAGAGACAGCATGAGAGCTAAGTCCTCATCCGTTGGATCTTCGTACTGCTCTTTCCATTGCCACTTACCCCAATCCTCAATCGCCTTCTTAATCTTTTCAGATCGCTCTACTGCTTCTCTGTCGCTGGATGTGAATGTTGTCATTGCTCAACCTCATAATTTCTTGCTGAAAAAGATGGTTCAAATTCTAAATAAACTGCATTAGCGAATAGGAATTTTTTATCTTCATCAAATACGAAAAAGACCATTGCCTCATTACCTCGATTCCACTCCTGATATTCCCATCCATCGTGATTTTGATGAAAGTCCTCAGCTATCTTTTCTGCAAGCCATTGGCAAGTCCATTGATCTAAATCTCCGTCAATATAGCGAAGTTTGTATTCGCTATTAAAGTCAAAATAAGCCAACTCAGGATTAGGCTTTAATCTTGTATCGTTATATTCGCAGTAATAAAAGTATTTCATCAATCCTCCAATAAGTCCTGTAGCCGTATGCCACGATTAAACAATTCTTTTTTAAAGTTTTCCATTGCCCTTTTTTCTGTTGATGCTATGGTGTTCACAGATAAGAACATTTTTTCCGCAATGTCCTTTTGACTGTACTCATAGTTATCGCCCAGCATCACTTCTTTTAGATTGTGATTCATACCACGCCCAGCATATAAAGGAATAATCTAATACAGCAAAACAAGGCAATCAGGATCACTACAGTTTTAGTTAATAAATATTTGTCACTATTACTCATGCTGGTCCTCTAAAAATTGTGTGTAGCGACTAAGATAATTACTCATAGCCTCCTGATAGAACCGATGCTTTTCAGATAAGATAAATGCCTTGCGAGCCTCAAGCATTTCACTAGCAACTAGGTCAACAGACTTTTGCTTACAGAACAGGTTTTTAAAGTATTGGATTGTTTCTTTCATTTTCTTTTTCCTTGTAGATAGTATTGTTTAAACTTCTTGGACTCATGCCACTTATCTACAATAAGATAACCTTCTGCTTTTAGTTCGCCCACTCTTGTTGCCAGCTTCATAGTGCCTGCAAACTTCAGGGCATCTAGTGGACTGGTCCAGCCCATGCGAAGGCGTTTAATAATTAGTTCACGCTGAGTTAAAACGGCCATTTTTATTTCCTTTCGTGTATTAGTAAAAAGCAATTACAGCCAGCACAACACCAAGAGCAACTACTGCCAAATACTCTACCCATTGAGGGATTTTTTTATCGTCATAAAAGAGTTTCATTTTTAATTCCTTTCGTAAAATTAAGGATTTATTCAATCCATATAAGAACTATATAGATATAAATTCTATATGGCAACAGGAAAATGAGGTTTTTTGAGGTTTTTGAAGATATTTAAACCCTAATAGGGTAAATCCTATGATTTGATTGTAATAATGTGTCCAAGGGTCTCAAGGGTCGCAAGGGTCAACTGGTGATCTCAGGGGTCGACTGGTTCAACTGGGTCTACTGGTCCAAGGGTCTCAAGGGTCGCAAGGGTCAACTGGTGAGGGGGCATCTCACGAAAGGTCGGACATTGCATCCGAGATAATTTTCAGGTGTATCACTCCTAAATGCCCCCTCGTAGAACTTACAGGCCGAATAGAGCCTGCGTAATTGGGTGGTGCTTGATATTTATAGGCCTGATTCTATCGCAAACAACGGGGTCTTTCCTATCCTCATTTATTGAGTAGAGGTAATAAAACCCCCCTCCCTTTGGATTGTTTGAGCCTCCCCTGATCTTCTCGCTCCTAGTGAAGTAATCAGTCTTGAGGAAGTTATAAACCGCACTATGACGGGCTTTAGTAGCCTTCATCACATCCATTGCCTTGCATGGCTGATTTTGCCTTACAAAGCCCAGCACGGCCTTTTGACTTTCGGTTAGGACCATATCAACCCCCTATTTTTGAGTGAAGTTAAGCTCTAGGTTCTCAGGATGCAATTTAATCTTGACCATATCCTGAAGATGCTCTGCCATCAATGCCACCTCATTAGCTGTCGGCTTAAATGTCGCTTGGAATGAGATGGCCAATAAATGCCCGTCTAATGGCTCAAGAATAAATTTCTTTAGATTGATCCCAAAATACTCACGGCCTGATATTTCAAATGCGTAGTTTTTCATTTCGTAGGACAGGGTTATTGGGTCAACAAATATATTCTTCACAGCACCAATATCGGTATAGAGAGCTCTTCCTAATTCCTCGCACTCAAAAAATGCAAATGCAGTCGATTCAACTTTGACTTTGAATTTCACATCAAGAGCCAACTCTTTACCATCTTCCTCTTTTCCCTCCTTACGAGTATTGAGGTGCAGGATCTCGGCTAGGCCGTCAAACTCAAATTGTGTTTTTTCTGAAACTTCGATTTCTTGCTTTGACATTTTTATTCCTTACTTGATTTGCAGGCTATGGCCTTGGGTTAATTTTGCGCCATCAACGATAACGCCATTCTTTAGATCATCTTTCAATCTATTCTTGTTCAACTGCGGTGCTGGCATTGGTGGAATATCAAAGTATTCCATTGGGATCATGTCTTGCTGAATGATCTCAACTGCTGGCGGATTCTTGCGAACGCTCAATGAGAAATATGGACAGTCGATTTTGCTGATGCCAGTCTTGAGCATATTGTCCAGTAGGTATTGACGAACCTTGTCGGCCTTGCTTTCTAATGACTTGCGTCTATCTGCCATTTGCTTTTCTGCCTGCTTGATGGCTTCTGCGCTGGCCTCTAGGTTACGGGCGAACATGGCTACCGCCTTTGCCTTTTCCTCTAGGTCGCCTGAGATTGCTTCCAGCGTGTCAGCAAAGGTTTGATCGTCTAAATCTGCCTCCTCCATCTTGCGAATGTCAGCCAAGAAGTTATCAGCGATTGCGTATAAGGTTAAATTAGTCATTATTCAATTCCCAGTTCTATTTTTTTGTCGTTTTTCAAAGTAATAAATTTATTGCCTGCCTCTTGATCTTGTTGTTCATACGCCAATTTATAGGCAGACTTAAAGGCCTTCTCAAGCTCCTCTTTCGTTGTTGCATCGGATATTGCAAGAGACAGATCTGCGACCTGATTCTCAGACAATGGAGTTCTAGTAAGTTTTAATTTTGCATTTGCCTCCTCGTCTTGTTTTTGCTCATCAACTACAAGGCCCTCACCTCCCTCATTGTTTAGGTAATGAATTGCGCTCTCAAGTCGTTCATTGCGAGGCCAGTATTTGTAAGCCCGTTTCACGACAGTCTTTTTATACATTTCAACTGGGTCGGTATTCCAGGGCGTTGTTTTGCCTGACTTGACAGCTTGGCTTCTCATCTTAATTGCGTTGATCTCATCTATGCTCATGCAATCGGTGAGGTAATCTCCGTCTTTAGTCTTGGCGGTTACATACGCACCAACAATCTCGCCCCTGTCTTTAGCAAAAGGGTTGTGCTTATGGCTCGGCTCTTTGCCAAGGCCGTTCAACTCGAACGCATCCTTCTCTCGCACAACATCAGCCTGCACCCAAAGGATTGAGCCCGTTGCCGTTGCCAAATCCATCAGGCCCATGTAACTGATGTCTAGGCAGATCACCTTATTGCGTGGCACTAGGTATGCCTGCTTTTTAGCTGGGTTCAAGCTGATGCCGATAGCCGATAGATTCTTAATGGATCGAATCAAAGCATCTTTGTTTCCCAATGCCACCCCAAGGGCGTATTCGTTCGCTAGTAAGGCCTGAACAGCGTACCCAGCCTCGGCATCAAAGTTCATCGACTTATCTGCCTGCACCGCTAAGAATTGATCCTTAGCCCCATTCACAATCTGAATAATGTTTTCCATATTTCCCTTTCGTGTTATTAAAGTAAACCTTGCTCTAATTCTGACTCTGCGTGGCTAGTGGCATAAGACTCCATGTGCTCAAAAGCCATCATGCAAAGTTTTCTACCAAGAGCCTCATAGTCCATATCGACATTTGGCCTTTGCAACATTTCCTCGATAATCTTTGAATCCTTTTCGTTTGCCTCGCTGATAGCCTCTGCAAAATGACTGTATTTCGCAGGGTTGTATTCATCCTTCATTAGCTCGGCAACTCGCTCTTCAATGATCGCTGAGTCATCTTCAGGTGGCTCAAAGCCTCGTTCTTTTCTAAACATTTCATATCCTTTCGTGTGATAAGGTTGGCTTGTTTACCAACTTAAATACTATTATATGAGAGAAATAGAAAGCATGGCAACTCTTTTATTGCAATTGCCTTACCCGCCCAGCGTCAACACCTACTGGGGATTCCATGGTCATAGGCGATTTTTGACTAAAAAAGCTAATGAATTCAAAGACATAGTTAAATTTATAGTGCTAAAAAGTGGGGTAAAATTCAACGATAATTTATTGATGATTGATATAAAACTCTATCCACCTGATAGGCGAGTTCGCGACATTGACAATAATTTGAAGCCACTTTTTGATTCACTAGTTCAGGCTGATTTAATGAATGATGACCGCCAAATAAGGCGCATATCCGTTGAGTTTCAGGAGGTGTTTAAAGGTGGCAAAGTGGAGCTTGAAATAAAAGTCTTGCCTGATCTGCAAATATCATAGTAAAGTTCAGTTATCGCTTGGTGGCGATTTAGAGGGTAAGCCTTAGTCAGCAATCTGCATCTACCCGATGTCCACCAACGCCCCATAACAGGGTGAGATTGCTGTCTAGGGCTTTTTTTTGGGAAAAAATATGTCTCACTCATTGTATGAATCACTCAAACAGCAATGGATTCTTAATAATCCGAATGCAACTCCACAGCAATATCAAAAGGCGATGATGGCAATTGCAAGAAAAGCGGGGGTGTGATGGGCATCAGAATTAAAGGCTGGGAAAGATTCCAGCATTTCAAGGATAGAAATCCTCCATGGGTCAAACTTTACAAAGATATTTTGGATGATCCCGACTGGCATAGCCTTGATGGTGAGTCCGCAAAAGTACTCACAATGCTTTGGTTAATTGCAAGCGAGGATGAAACGCACCAAGGAGCACTTCCTGACCTTAGAAAATTGGCTTTTAGATTGCGAATAAAAGAATCTCAATTAAATCAAACACTTACCAAGCTTTCTCATTGGCTGATTCATGATGATATCAATGTGATATCAAGCCGATATAACCCTTATATCCCAGAGACAGAGACAGAGACAGAGACAGAGATTAAGGTGAGTTCTTATTCTGAAGATTTTGAGAGCTTTTGGAAAGCGTACGAAAAACCAGTAGGCAAAGCCAATGCGTTTAAAGTTTGGAAAGCGCTAAAGGTCAATGAAGAGCTCAAGCAAATCATTTTGCACAAGGCCAGCGTTCAAGCTAAAAATATCAATCGTAAATTCCGCAAGGATGCTGAGAGGTGGCTTAAGGGAAAGCATTGGGAGGATGAGATTGTTTCACATGAAACAGCCCAAGTCGATGTGGTGAAATTTATATGATCGGCAAGGATGCAGTTAATCAAAATACCGAATTTGTGATTGTGGTCGTTGGCATGAACCCTGAGTGGTTTCACCCCAATTATCAGGATGGCATTCCCTTGATATACACTCAAAAATCACGCCCCAAGCCCAATGATCTTGCAATCCTCAAAGGCAAAAAGGTGCAACTCATACATGGCAATGACAATGACGAATTGTTTGCTAGGTGGTATGCAGAGCTGATTAATACAAAACCAAGCCAGCTAATCGCCACGGATTCACAAGGAGACATATTTTGCAGTTAACCGATGATATTGATTTAGACCTTTACAAAGAAACGGAAGTAATCCGCGGTCGGGTCAGAGAGAAGTCCGAATTTACTGATGATGTGAATCATTACTTTGCTACAAGGGCATTAGGTATTGATGGCGATAAATTGCCATGGGATAAATGTGATCAGCTTATCGGCCTAAGAAAAGCCGAGGTCAGTATTTGGGCTGGGGAAAATGGATCAGGAAAGTCGATGATGCTGGGCCAGCTTAAGCTAGGCCTACTTGCTCAGGATAAAAAGGTTCTTACTGCCAGCCTAGAGATGCAACCCTACAAAACGCTTGCACGGATGGCAAGGCAGGCTACTGGCAATCCAATACCAAGCAAAAGCGATATTGAGGCCTTCTCAGCGTGGAAGATGGATAGAGGCTACCTATATGACCATGTGGGGCGTTTAGAGCCGTGGCAGGCCGTTGCATTGTGCCGTTATGCATCTAAGGAGCTGGGCATTCAGCACTTGATAATTGATTCCATGATGAAGTGCGTCAGGGGTGAGGATGATTACAACGGGCAAAAAGACTTTGTGGATGCCCTATGCGATGTAGCCAAAGAGACTAATTTGCATATTCACCTTGTGCATCATCTTAGAAAATCAGGGGAAGGCGATAAGATTGCTGAGAAGAAGGACATCAAGGGCTCGGGAATTATCACTGACCTTGTTGACAATGTTTTCTTGGTGGCTCGAAATCGGAAAAAAGAAAAGGATGCAGAAATCAATATGCTCCCCGATAACACTAAGCCCGATACCTTTTTAGTATGCGCTAAACAGCGAAATGGCGAATGGGAAGGCACTCTAGGATTTTGGTACGACAGGCGCAGTCAGCTTTTTACTGAAGAGTTTGGTGGCGGTGTGACTAATTTTCTGTCCATGTAATGATGCAAAGACCCATATCATAGTGCTATAGTCATAGCCTAATACACGGGGGATATATGGAAAAAAAAGAGAGCGTCAATGCGGTCAAGCGAGTAAGGCAGGCTTTTGAAAAAGCGGGAATACCTCAGACCTTGAAAAAGATTCAGATCGAAACTGGTTTAGAAGCACCCGAGGTGTCGATGGCCTTATGCTACTTACTCAAGTCTCGATTTGTGACCCGCCAAGAAATCCCAAACCCTGAAGGCAAGGGTCGGGCAAGCGTTTGGATGTACAGCTACTTTAAAAATAAAGCGCAGGTTCAAAATGCAGATTGAGCTAATCAACATTGAGAAGCTAATTCCATATGCAATGAATGCTCGCACTCATAGCGATGCTCAGGTGTCGCAGATTGCTGGATCAATTAAAGAGTTTGGATTTACTAACCCAGCATTGATTGATGAGAATGATGGCTTGATTGCTGGGCATGGTAGGCTTTTAGCGGCCCGTAAGCTGGGCATTACTGAAATCCCTTGCATTCGCTTATCTCACCTCGATGAGATTCAAAAGAAGGCCTATATCCTTGCTGATAATCGAATTGCATTGAACTCGGGATGGGACATTGAGCTTTTAAAAGTCGAGCTTGAAAAATTACAGGTAGAAGATTTTGACCTGAATATGCTGGGCTTTGATGATGCAGAGCTGTCTCAGATACTCGAACCTCAAATTGTCGAAGGAAAAACCGATGAGGATTCTGTCCCTGAAGTCCCAGTCGAACCAAAAACTAAGGTTGGCGATATTTATGTATTAGGCAATCATCGGCTTATGTGCGGTGATAGCACTAGCATCGATGCGGTAGAAAAGCTGATGAATGGTCAGAAGGCAGACATGGTTTTTACTGATCCGCCTTATGGAGTTAACTATCAATCTAATATGCGAACACAATCGCAAAAATTTGATGTCATTAAAAACGATGATGTCATTTTAGATATTGTGCCAATTATTGAAATATTTTCTAAAGGCTGGATATTTATTTGGACTACATGGAAAGTATTGGATAAATGGCTTGAAAATACTAAGGGTTTGGGTTTTCCAAGTAACATGGTTATTTGGTTTAAAGGCGGTGGTGGTATTGGTGATTTAAAAAAGACTTTTTTAACCGACTATGAGACGGCTTTAGTTTGGCATCGTGGTGCTGAATTGTGTGGAAAGCGCATAGGAAGCGTATGGAAAGTAGGTAAAGATGGTGCTATTGATTATTTGCACCCCACACAAAAACCAGTAGCTTTAGCTGAAGAAGCTTTAGATAAAACAACTAAGCCTAATAATATTGTTTTAGATTTATTTGGTGGTTCAGGATCGACTTTAATTGCTTGCGAAAAATTATCAAGAAGTGCACGATTAATAGAATTAGATCCTAAATACTGCGATGTCATAGTAAAGCGTTGGGAAGATTTTACTGGAAAGAAGGCAGAGCTAATAACAGGTGAATGAGAGAGAAAGAAGGCATCAATGCGCTGTCAGACAAATGCTTTCATACCGCAATAAATGGGGCTTACAACAATTCAACCAATACATAAAACAGCCAAGCGTATATCGCTTGTGGTCAGAATTGCAGGATGATTTTGTTACTCAATGGAAACTTGGAAACAGGGGAGAGATTGGTAAATGGCTTTGAATAGAGAGAAATACCCTAAGAGGGTTATTCGTGTTGTTGGGCCACAGCAAAAGCAAACGGCTAATAGTATTTTACAAAGCCTGCCAATTGATCCTGAAAACCCTATTTGCGTGACATTCTCAGAAGAAGTAAAGCTGAGAAAGATGGATCAAAACGCTTTGATGTGGGCTGGTCCATTGAGAGATCTATCAATTCAGGCTTATGTTGATGGCAGGACTTACTCTCAAGAGGTTTGGCATGAGTATTGCAAGCGTGAGTTCTTGCCTAATGAGTATGATGAAGAGCTCACCAAAGAGGGGTATGTGAAATGGGTAACAGACCCAGCAGGATTCCCGCTTTTAGTAGGTAGCACTACAGACCTCACCATCAAAGGATTCGCTCAGTATTTGACGCAAATCGAGGCTTATGGGGCATCATTAGGGGTTGAGTTCACTTCACTAGAAAGCAAGCAATATGGTTAAGGTGGTTAGCAATTTCCTGATGATGAAGAAAAGCATTAAAGAGTTTGAAAAAGCCCTGTCCAATGGAGACAAGGAGCAATTATTAAAAATCGGTAATGTCTTGATGATGAACTCGGATAACTTAGTCCTAGAGGTCTTGCGGTATGGCAACAAAAGCTGAGAAGGAATATTTTGGAAAACTCGCCAGACTTGGGTGCATCCTTTGTATTCGACTCGGATATGGGGAAGGAACACCAGCAGAAATTCATCACATTCGTAGAGCAGGCAGGCGCAGTAATGCTCCAGTCATCGCCTTGTGCCCCGAACATCATAGAGGCAATAGCGGTGTTCACGGAATGGGACGAAAAGCGTTTGAGCGAGAGTATCGACTTACAGAAGATGACCTGTTATCCGCAACGCAGGAGATAATGGGTCGTAGTATGATGCAAGTATGACTATTATTGGCGATTGATTATGGGTAAGAAATCAGCAATACCTGAAAGCGATTGGGATCTAATACGGACTGAATACATCAGTTCGAGTATTAGTATTAGAGAGCTTGCCGATAAATATAAGTGCTCGGCTGATGCTCTTGAGAAGAGATGTTATACACAAGGGTGGACAGAGCAACGGAGAAAAATCTCTGCGGAAGTATTAGCCAAAGCAGAGGCAGAGATCACAGCAAGACGGGCCGAAGAGCTAGTCGAGTTCAATAAGCAGGACCTTCAGATTGCTAAAGCATTAAGGGGGCAGATTGCAAAGCACATTAATGAGGCCATGCAAAGTAATGAGCTACTTTCAGCAAAAGAGATCAAGACGCTTGTGAGTGCCGCCTCAGACGCTCAAAAGATTGGTCGATTGGCATTGGGTGTCAGCACTAGCAACAATGAGCACACGGGCTCTAATGGCCTGCCATTGATACCGATATTAGAGGTTCACTTCGTTGATTGATGGCATCAATACTATTTCCTAGGAAATTCCAGCCGTTATTTAGACCAGCCCGTTATAAGGTCGCCTATGGTGGGCGAGGGTCGGCAAAGTCATGGAATATTGCTAGGGCATTGCTAACGATGGCCCACAACAGGCCGATACGGGTGCTATGTGGTCGAGAGCTACAGACCTCAATCAAAGACTCGGTTCATCGCCTTTTATGCGACCAAATCGAGATCATGGGGCTCGGTGCGCACTTCTCCACAATCAACAATGAGGTTCGTGGGATCAATGGGAGCTTATTCATTTTCGAGGGCCTGCGCCACAACATCAACAAAATCAAATCCCTAGAGGGTATTGATTATGCGTGGATTGAGGAAGCTGAGAAAGTAAGTTCTGAAAGCTGGGAAGTTCTTTTGCCAACAATCCGAAAGGAAAACTCTGAAATATGGGTTAGCTTTAATCCAGACCAAGAGACTGACCCGACATATCAGCGATTTATTATCAACACTCCGCCCGATACGATTCTGATTCATGTCTCTTGGCGTGACAATCCTTGGTTTCCTGAGGTATTACGCAAGGAAAAGGATTACCTTGCCAGCGTTGATCCTGATGCCTATGCCCATGTATGGGAAGGAAAGACAATCCAGCACAGCGATTCCCAAGTTCTTAGTGGGAAGTGGGCCATTGATTTATTTGAAGAGGTTGATCTTGGAACTCCATACTTCGGGGCTGACTGGGGCTTTGCTACTGACCCAAGCGTATTGATTAAGTTTTATTTAAAAGATAGAGTGATGTATGTTCGTGATGAGGCTTATGGTCTTGGGGTCGAAACAATAGATTTGCCTCAAATGTTTGAGAGGATTCCTGACTCAACTAAATACACTATTAGGGGTGATAACGCTCGGCCTGAGATTATTTCTCATTTAAAGCGTCATGGATTCCCGAAAATGGAGTCAGCCAAAAAATGGGCTGGTAGCGTTGAGGATGGAATTAGCTGGATTCGTGGATTAGAAAAGATTATTATTCATCCTGACTGCAAGCATACGATTGATGAGGCACGATTATGGTCATACAAACGGGACAGGCTTACAAACGATGTATTGCCTATCTTAGTGGATGCGAATAATCACTGCTGGGATGCTATTAGATACGGGGCGCAACCGATGATTAAACCTGCCAACAATATGATAATGGAGTGGGCGTAATGGGAATTTTAGACAAGCTATTAGGTAAACAAACAGAGAGCAAGTCTTATTCCGCTCCAGCCCTAATGATTCAGCAACAGGGCAGAACACCAAAATTCAACGACTGGAATACCGAATTAGCAATCAAAGAGGGATATAAAAATTCCACTTGGGTTTATGCATGCGTAAAGCTACGCAGTAATGCGGTGTCCTCAGTACCTTGGAAAGCAGAGAAAAGAGTAGGCGCAGATCAATGGCAGGCCGAGCCTAATAGTGATCTTCAAAAACTATTAGATCGACCTAATCCCGACATGGATCGGGCTTTATTTTTTAAATACATCGTTCAGCACCTAGACCTCTCAGGCAATAGTTTTGTGTCCAAGGTTCGTGCTGGTACAGGAAATGAGCCTAAAGAGCTATGGCCTTTAATGCCACAACAGATCGAAGTCGTTGCTGGTGATATTCGCTTAATTAAGGAATACATTTACCGCAATGCAGGTCGCAGGTCTATTCCACCTGAAGATATGCTTCAGTTCCTTTATCCTGATCCTTCCAATATGTATTTTGGAATGTCCCCTTTAATGAGTGCAGGACAGGCAGTAGATATTGATAATGAGGCAGAGCGTTTTCAAAAGTCCTCATTAGAAAATAGAGGCATTGCAGACATTCACTTTGAAGTTCCGCCTGATGCCACAGCAGAGCAGGTGTCCCGTTTGCGTGAGATATTCCAAGAGCAACAATCAGGTCCACGCAACGCCCGTAGAGCTTTATTCTCTAGTGCAAAGGCAACACCATTAAATGTAAGTGCCGCAGAGCTAGACTTCATTGAAAGCCGTAAATTCGTAAGAGATGAAATCTGTTCTGCTTATGGTGTACCGCCTCCAATGGTCGGCAACTATGAGAAGGCAACGCTGGCAAACATCGAGACAGCCCGTCAGATCTTTTGGCGAGATACGATTGTCCCATTACTGGATGAGCTCGAAACTAAACTCAATCTAAGCCTTGCCGTGGACTTCGGCCCTGAATGGCGTATTAAGTATGATATTTCTAGCATTACCGCATTACAGGAAAATTTCACAGAAAAAGTCACAAACGCTCAGCAACTCTTCAGCATTGGCGTGCCTTTCAATGAGATCAACTCAAAACTCAAATTAGGCTTTGATGATGTCGCAGGCGGTTCAATTGGTTACTTGCCTAGTGGCTTATTGCCTGCTGATTTTCAGCCAACAGAGCCACCAAAGGGAATGACGGCAGAGGAATTGTCTAAGCTGGCATACGGGAAATAATGGCAAGAGGTTTGACAAGCATGAATCGTAGGCGAGAGCTTGCGGTTCAAAATGCCTTAATTGATAGGCTTGCCGTGGGCTTTGAGCGTTCACTTGCCAAGCAATTAAATGCCACAATGATTAAAGCTGTCCGAGAATTTAATAAGGATGGCTCTGATTTATCGACTAATAGTGTTGTGATGCAGGATGTGCCAAGACTAGAAAAGCTATTCGCATCGCATTACCGCACAGTCATGATCGAGTTTGGCAATCGTATTCTTAGCGGATTAAAGGCGCACAAGCCAACAGCGCATAAGGATGTGAACGATGCCTTTATGACAAGGGTTAATGACTTTATTCGTGTCTATGCGCTGGATAGGGCAACAAGCATCTCAGGCACAACTATTGACCAGCTTAGAAGTATTATTAGCGCAGGGACACTAGAAGGATTAGCTAATAGAGAAATAGCTCGTAACATTACTGAGCGTATCCCAACGATTGCAAATTACCGATCTAATACTATTGCAAGAACAGAAACCCATAGCGCATCAGGCTACGCTAGTGAGATGGCGGCAACTGAAACAGGACTAAGCCTAAAGAAAGAATGGGTTGCCTTTATAGATGGCAGGGAGCGTGAAGCGCATGCCGAGGCAAACGGACAAGTCGTAGCAAGGGATGAGGACTTTACAGTAGGTGGTGAACAATTATCGTATGCTGGTGATCCATCAGGAAGTGCTGAGAATATTATTAACTGTCGATGCACCGTTCTCTACTTTGAAGAATAATTGCATTTAATTATTTAATTCGGCAAAATGCCAATAATAGTAAACCCAATGGGGCTAAGATGAAGAAAGAAAATGTCATGGAAATTAAAGCGATTGGCTTTGACGATTCTCAGGTGGACATGGTGGAGCGTACCTTTAAAGGTTATGCCTCAACTTTTGGCAATGTTGATGAGGTAGGCGACATCATTGAGGCTGGCTCTTTTGCTAAGTCAATTCAAGAGCGTGGTCCCAATGGAACAAAACAAATCAAAGTGCTATGGCAACATGACGAACCATTGGGTATGCCGATTGTAATGCAGGAAGATTCCAAAGGTCTTTATGTAGAGGCAAAGATTAGCAAGACCCGTCTAGGCGATGAGGCTTTAGAGCTAATGCGTGATGGCGTGGTTGATCGTATGAGTATCGGTTTCTCAATCCCACAAGGTAAAGCCGTATGGGATGAAACCTTGGGCGTACGCAAGATTAAAGAAGTAAAGCTTTTTGAATTTAGCCCAGTCACTTTCCCTGCTAATGAAATGGCAGTAGTGACAGGCGTTAAGAATCTTCAATTGATCCGTCAGTTAGCTAGTGGCGGTAAATTGAGTAAGGAAGAATTGAAAGCATTAGCTGATATGCTTCCTGAATTACAGGCACTCATTGATTCAGAAGCCGTTGGTAACGACACTTCTAAAAACAAAGAGCCGCTGATTGATGATGACTTTATTAAGTCTATTGCCGAACTCGGCACTTTTGCGAAACACAAACTTTATTAAAAAGGAATTAAAAATGGACATCAAAGAACTAAAGGGTCACTTTGACCAAGCCTCTACAGAAATGAAAGCTCTTATTGAGCGTCAATCTGCTGAGATCAAAGCCTATGGCGAAACAACTGCTGAGACAGCTAAAGAAATCAAGGCAACTGGCGAGCGTATTGATTCTGTTATTACAGATATCAAGTCTTACAATGAGCGTCTCGAAGCAATGGAAAAGAAAGCTAATCACTTAGGTTTTGGTGGTCAAGCTGAAGTTCGTAAGTCTATCGGTCAGCAATTTATCGACAGCGATGAATTAAAGTTTGCTAAAGAGCGTGGTTTGAAATCAGTAAACCCAGTAACGCTTCAAGGTATGTTCCGTAAGGACATCACTTCTGCAACTGGTCCTGCTCCACAAGCAATGCGCCTGCCTGAGTTCTACGCACCTAATGGTGATCGTACTGCTCACATTCGTAATTTCTTGAACACAAGCCCAACTCAATCAAATGCCATTGAGTATTTCGTTGAGACATTTACAAACAATGCTTCTATTCAAGCAACTGAATTGTCAGCTAAAGCAAAATCTGAATTGGCTTATGACTTGGTTAATAGCCCAGTACAAACCATTGCTCATTATGTAATTAGCTCCCGTCAGATTCTTGATGATGCCGCAATGTTGCGTAATCAGATCGACAATCGTTTGACCTATGGCCTAGCATTAAAAGAAGATCAACAACTCCTGTACGGTACTGGCACAAGTGGCGAGATCGAGGGCTTGATGGTTAATGCTTCCGTGCAAGACGCTGGCGGTGTAGCTACTGGCGACAACTTGGTTGACCACATCCGTAAAGCAATTGCACTTGCCGCAACTAGCGAGTACCTTGCTAACGGTATCATCTTGAACCCAACAGACTTTGCCGCTATTGAGTTGTTGAAGGGTGATGATGGTCACTATATTTGGGTTAATGTTCCAAATGGTGGCGAAGCTAAATTGTGGCGTGTTCCAGTCTATGAGACAACCGCAATCGATTCAGGCGAATTCTTGTTAGGTAACTGGAATTTAGGCGCAACATTGTTTGACCGTGAGCAGGCAACTGTTCGTGTAGCCGAACAGCACGCTGACTTATTCATTAAGAACGGTGTAGTAGTTCTTGGTGAGGAGCGTGTAGCCTTAGCCGTGTATCGCCCACAAGCATTCGTTAAGGGTGTATTCACAGCCGCAGTTTAATCACTAACTAGTGAGGAGGGGGAGCAATCCCCCTCTATATTCAAATGCTTATTCAATTAAATTTAAACTGCACTCTTGGCAAAAAAGATCAGATCATCAATGTATCGGTCTATAAAGGCACGGAGCTAGTTAGAGCAGAATTGGCATTTGAATATATCCCTCTCATGGAAAGAAAAGTAGTCAAGCCATTGACGAAAGTAATCTATCCTGAAGGCACTAAAAGACGGGGCAGACCTCCAAAGGCAAATGATGAACAATCACAATTCGATTAGAGCAGGGCAAGTCTTATCGCCATCTACACAGCAAGACCTCACCGAGTTCTTGCGTTTGGATTTAGACGATTGTGAAAACCTGCAAATTTATCTTGATACTGCCACTAGCGCAGTAATCTCGTATTTGGGATTGGCGTTACTCGATCAGCAATTTATCTTCGTTACCGATGGATTCCCATACAACGGCACAGTACAGAATGGCCTCGCTCCTTCTGCCGTTCGTTTCCAAAACTGGATCGAATTGCCTTATAGCAATATCACGCCAACTCTTGAAATTAAAACGATTGATGAGTATGGAGTAGAGACGCTTGTTGACCATACTGATTATGTATTAGATGGATTAAGTATTCCTAACCGAGTGCGCTTTATCAATATTGCTTTCCTATCAGAGGAAGGCAGACTCAAATTTACTTACACAACAGGATATGGCGATGATACTGAAGATGTACCTAATGCAATCCGTTTGGGTATCTTGCAAGTCGCTGGATATTTGTATGAGCATCGTGGAGTATGCACTCCAGCCCAAGCAATCAATGAATCAGGCGCAGGCATGGCGTTACAACCATTCAAAGTAATTACAAAACTATGAGCCTAAAGTGTTGCGACATTACTGCTGGCAAATTAAAGAACAGAATCGAGCTTCAGGAATTAATTATTGTTGAAGATGGTGCTGGCGGTAATACTCGCACTTGGAGAACAGTTCAAAAGGTATGGGCTTATCTTTATCAAACAAGTGGGAGCGAGCGTTATCAGAATGACCGCCTGACCGCCATAGCGAACTTCAGGGCAACGATTCGATATAGGTCCGATGTGACACCAGTGAATCGCATTGTCTTTCAAGGCAAAGCCTATCAGATTCGCTCTGTCGATAATCTTGAATTCGCCAATAAGTATCTAGAGCTAGTCCTAGAGTCAGGCGTGGCTAGTTAGGGTCATAATAAGGACTGGAGGGATTTAGCTTATGTGATGGCGAGCTTGGATTCCATCTATAGTGTCTTGATCCTTTTTGTTGTCTATTTTTGCTTTTCATATCATTCATGTTATCCGCATTAGTTCCTTGGCTCAAATGCTTTGGATTAACGCATGATGGGTTGTCGCACGAATGTAATACAAGTTTTTTGCTGTCAATAAATCCGTTCTCAATCTCATAGCTAACTCTATGAGCTTTTTTCATTTTTCCATTTAATCTAAATGTGCCGTAACCTTTTTCTGCTTTATGTCCAGTCCAAGTCCAGCAATCTTTTGATTTATTAACCATTGAAAAAAATCTGCAATGATCTGAGCAAAATCTTTTATTTGGATTTGATCTAGTAAATAATTTTTTGCAATGATTGCAATTGATGTCTTTAAGATTGTCATAAAAAGATTTATATGCTAATTTGCTCATAGTTCACCATTAGGATTTATATGTTTAACTTTAGCACAATAGTAGCAACATGAAAATCACCGCAAAATTAGAAGGTGCTGAGAAGGTCTCTGAAATGCTTAAGTCATTGGATTCCGAGGCAAAGATTAAGGTTCAACAGGTCATTGATAGCTCTGCACAGAATATCCGCAACCACGCTATCCGAAGCATTCAAAACAGCCCAGCAACAGGCAGGACTTATAAGCGTGGATCAGTAAGCCATACAGCGTCCTCAGAGGGCAATCCACCTAAAACTGATACTGGTGGACTGGTAAGGTCAATTAGTGCAAGCGTGGGAGATTTAATGGCTGAGATTGGGGCATATATTAACTATGCCGTCCACCTAGAGTTCGGCACTAGAAATATGGGTGCACGACCATTCATGCAACCAGCTATGGAGCAGGAAAGAAAGAACTTCTTTTCCAAGATGAATAAGGCTTTAAACGAAGCAATTTTGAGGGCTAGAAAATGAGCGCAGAGTACGAAATACAGAAAAGCGTCTATCTAGCTTTGAGAGCGAGCACTAACTTATCTGCTTTGCTTGCCAAGGATGTAAACGATAAAACCAAGTCAGCCATTTATGACAATGTGCCCGAGGCCGTTGATGCTGGCAATGATTCAGTTTTCCCTTATGTAACGATTGGCGATGACACCGCTTTAGAGTGGGACACAGATACCAGCGTTGGTAAAGAAGCCACCTTAACGATCCATTCTTGGAGTCGTTATCGTGGGCGCAAGGAAGTGAAACAAATACAGGGGGCAATTTATGATGTATTGCACCTTTCAAATTTAATTATTACTGGGTATTATTCAATCTTAATGAGAAGTGAATACTCAGAAACCTTGGTAGATCCTGATGGACTAACAAGGCATGGAGTCCAACGATTTAGACTAATTATGGAAAAGGAGTAATTTATGCCAGCAAACAATGGTCGTGAGCTAAAAATTCTGCGTGGGATCGTTCCTATTGCAGGTGTTCGCACAAAAACAGTATCTATCAATGGCGATGCTATTGATGTGACTAGCGATGATGATTTAGGATATCGCACTCTTTTGAATGATCCAGCTACTCGCACCTTAGACTTGAAGGTAGAAGGCATTACTAAAGACGATAACCTGCGTGCTGTATTGTTGAGCGGTGGTTCCCAAATGCTCACAGACATCACCATCGAGTATCCTGATGGCTCTACTATTACAGGTAATTTCTACCTTGCACAAGTAGAAGAAACTGGTGCCTACGATGATGCAATTACATTCTCAACAACCTTGCAATCTAGTGGCGAATATACTTACACTCCAGCCATTTAAGGATAACGAATGAGCGATCTGTTTAAGCCAATTTCCATTTCTTGGGGAGGGAATGAATATACAATTCCTGCCGATAGAATCATGGGGGCTATTGCAAGCGTAGAGGACATCATGACACTCAAAGAATTGGGTGATTATATGCAGAAGAATGATGCACCTCTTGGTAAGCTGGCGATGGCTTTTGGCACAGTATTGCGATACGCTGGAGCAAGAGTAAGGGATGAGGAAATTTATAGCTCCATGTTTGAAGATGGATCTGTAAATATTATGAATTGTCTAACTATTTTATTGACAATGATGCTCCCACCTCAAAAGGATGAACCTGCAAAAAAGGTAGTCGCCCCAACAGAGTAAGAAAGATTGAGGGGCGCAACTGCTTTGTGAGGGAAGCCTATAAGGTGGCTGTAGGAATGTGGGGGTGGAATCCTTCAGAATTTTGGAGAATGCACCCACAAGAATTTTGGTGGGCTGTAGATGCCAAAGTCCCACCCGAAGTCTTTGTTGATAAATGGGCTAGCCTCTATGAAATGTTGCCATGAGTGAAGTCGATAAAATTGTCGTAAAAATTGGGGCTGATACCTTTGAATTGCAGAAAGGCGTCAAGGATGCGAACGCCCAATTAGGATCTCTTGGCAAAGCGGCAAATGGCGTAGATGCGGCACTTGCTGGTATTACTGCGGCACTTGCTGGCGTTGCGGCAGGAATGATTGTCTCAGGCAAAGAGTCTATCGACTATGCAGACAATCTAAACAAACTATCTCAAAAAATTGGTGTTGCAACAGAAGATCTCTCCAAATTAGCCTATGCGGCTAAATTATCCGATGTGGATGTTGGAGCTTTACAGCAATCATTTGTAATTCTGTCTAGAGGTTTAAGCGAAGCATCACAGGGTTCAGGGAATGCTTTGTCAGCCTTTAATGCGTTAGGAATAAAGTTTAAAGAGGCAAATGGAACTCTAGTAACTTCTGATGAAATGCTCATGCGTGTTGCCGACAGATTTAAGGCAATAGAAGATGGAGCAGGGAAAACAGCATTAGCCGTTGCCATTTTTGGTCGTGCTGGTGCAAGCATGATTCCAATGCTGAACTCAGGCAGAGATGGCATTAAAGAAATGGGTGATGAGCTTGTCCGTTTTGGGGGTGTAATCACAACAAAGTATGCTCGTGATGCTGAGATATTTAATGACAATTTAACTCGCTTACAGACGATTCTGAGCGGTTTTACGATTAACACCTTTGCTCCATTGGTAGCTGGTATCAATGCGGCAGTAGAAGGATTCGCAAAATTAAATCCACAGATCCAAGGCTTCATGTCAGCTTGGGGTGCGCTTACTGCTGGTCTAACTCAGAACAAAGATCTAACAGGCGCATTCGCTGAAGTTCAATCTAATATTGTTTCTGTCAAAAAGAACATTGAAGGATTAAGCCAAAACCCAATGAGCAAGGTCTTTAATGCTGATGACATAGCATTATTTACTGCACAATTAAAATTCTTAGAGGGACAGGCGGCAACTCTACAAGCGCAGATCAATGCGGCTCGTGGTGCGCCTACTGCAACTACAGGAGGTGAAAAACCTCCTCAAATGGAAGATACAAGTACAGCACAAAAAGAATTAGATAAGCTAAATCAATTAAAGGCTGTTCTCGCTGAGAAATACACTGTTATTCGTCAGTCCTTCTTGGATGAGGTAGAGCTAGAAAATCAGAAGTATGCGATGGATCAGCAGATCTTATTGGATGCATACAATACTAAGTTCATTAGTGAGCAACAATACAAAACTGATTTAGAAAATCTTGAGCTAGAGCATCAAAACAAAATGTCGCAGATTGTCAATCAGGGCAATATGACTCGCAATAAGTGGGATGCGATGAGTGGTGCAGATCGTGTAAAAACTGTGGCAGGTTTCTTGCAACAAATGACTGCGGCAACTGCTAATAGTTCTAAGGAAATGTTCGAGATCAATAAAGCGGCATCGCTTGCCCAAGGTCTTGTGACAGCTTATAAGACTGTCATGGATGCCTATAAGTTTGGTAATGAAATCGGTGGTCCTTATGTAGGTGCGGCAATGGCGGCAGTCGCAGGTGCGGCTCAGTTTGCAACCCTATCATCTATTGCATCATCACAATATCAAGGTGGTTCTACTGCGGCACCTAGCGGAATTGGTCAGACTGCGGCAGGCGTTACTCCTGTTCAGCAAGTAAATAGCGCAGGACAATCAGGCGGTGGAAACAGTGGACAAGTAGTGAATATCTCTTTACAAGGCAATAGCTTCAATCGAGATCAGGTTCGTAATCTTTTAACTCAGATAAATGATGTTATATCTGAAGGTTCAGTATTGAGGATTAACTAATGATTAAGGTTCAGACTGGGTTCAATCCTACAATTCCACTTAACCACTCTCGTATTGGGCATCAGACCTTTACTAGAACTGGAACAGCTACAGCATCTAGCGCACAGACATTATTTCCTGCCGATGCTCCACTTAATGAAATGACTTATGAATACTGGCGACCTGCTTCTATGCCAGCTTCTTGGGTATTAGATACGGGTGCAAGTAATATCGTAAATTATTTTGGAATTGCGGCTCATACATTAGGATCTTCAGGATGCGTTTTAACTATCGCAAGCTCTCCTGATAATGCTACTTGGACAACGATAGACATACTTACACCAGCAGATGATTCACAAATTATGTTCCTATTTGCGAATGTGACTGCTAGATACTATCGACTGAGTATTGCTGGAGCAACTATTCCAAGTGTTGGAGTTATTTATATTGGTAAGACATTAGATATGCTTCGTCCTTGCTATGCTGGATTGACACCTATTAGTCTTAGCGAAGATTCTGTTATTCGCCCTAACAAGTCAGAAGGTGGGCAATGGCTTGGCAGAAGCGTTCTGCGTAGCGGATCTTCTATGAAGGTAAGCTACAGCAATCTAGAAAATGCGTGGGTTAGAACAGCGTTTAGAGCATTTATGGATGATGCAATTATCCATCCATTTTTCTTTGCTTGGAGACCTGACAACTATCCTGATGATGTTGGATATGTTTGGGTAGGAGATAACATTAAACCTTCTAATCAAGGCGTAAGAGATTTAATGCAAGTGAGCTTTTCAATGAGCGGAATTGCAAATGGATGAGTTCACAGTAGGTAGAACTCCTATAGTCCTTGTTCAAATAGATCAGGACTTTTGCAATTTAACCTATGGTGTTGCTCCATGCACAGGTGCAAACCCATCTAATAAATGTTTCAACACTCGTAAGACTTGCCAATCAGAAGCAAATTACGATAGAGGATCTATTACTCTTACTTTTGCTAAGAGCCAATCTGATCTTCCCAAAGACCAATATATTATTCCAGCCTTAGTTTCTGTATCTACAGCACCAACAAAGATTAACCCTGCAAATGGGGATCGTGATGTAAACCCTTTAGGTCAAAGAGCCGTTGCAAATATTTCTTTCCGAGACTTTCCACATTCTGATTTGCTTGTAGATAAATACAAATCAGAGCGCACCTACAATCCATTGGAAAAAGGTACATTTTGGACTAAGTGGTTAGCTCGTAATCCTTACTATCAGAATAGACCTATCCGTATTTATGAAGGATATTTAGGGCAAGCAATTGCAGATATGCAGGTAAGAAATTACCTCATAGATACTATAGATGGACCTAATAATAGCAATACAGTCACAATCGTTGCAAAAGATCCATTAAAACTAACTGATAGAGCCAAGGCACAAGCTCCTTCTGTATCTACTGGAGAACTTAATGCAGACATTACTAATACAGCAACTTCTTTAGTAATTAAAAAAGCCGTATCAGGAGATTACCCTGCAAGCGGAACAGTTCGAATTGATGATGAAATTATTACTTACTCATCCATAACTGAAACAATTATTTCAGGTGAATTATTTGTAACACTTAATGGGTTAACAAGAGCAACGGATGGATCTATTGCAGATCAACATGATGTAGATTCAGGCGTTCAGGTTTGCTTGCGCTACACAAATCAAAAGGTGTGGGAAATTGCCTATGACCTTATTACTAATTACTCCAAGATCCCTGCTTCCTTTATAGACTATCCAGCATGGGTCTTGGAAGGTGAAACATGGTTATTCTCTTTTGATCTAACAACTTTAATCTCTGAGCCAACAGGCGTAGATGATTTGTTGCAGGAGCTTATGTCCCAAGTACTATTCTATATTTGGTGGGATGAGAGAGATCAGCTAATTAAATTTAGAGTAATTAAGCCTTACATCCAATCCGCCCCATTACTTACAGATAACTCTAATCTAATAGAAAACTCTATTACATTTTCAACTAATGCTAAGAATCGTATTAGTCAGGTATGGCTTTACTACCACCAAAAAAACAGCGCAGAAGCATTAGATAATGAATCTAATTATCAGCGAGTAGAAGTCAATGCTGATTTACAAGCTGAATCAGATGATTTTTATGGTGAGAGCGTTATTCGTAAGGTCTTTGCCCGTTGGATTGTAGGTGAGAATCAGGCATATAACACAGTCACAAGACTTTTAAACAGCAATAAAGACAATCCAAAGTATTTAAAATTTAGACTTGATGCTAAAGATAGGTCTATTTGGACTGCCGATGTTGTAGATATTGAAAACCGCAATATGGTAGATTTTAATGGAAATCAGACTATTGAGCGATATATTGTTCTATCAGCACAAGAAGTCGTATCAGGTGAAGTGATTGAATACATGGCACAGCTATTCTCTATTCGTGGCATTCGTTTTGGTTTTTATATGGCAGTAGATGCACCGCAATATATAGATGCAACTCCTGAACAAATATTAGCTAATAGTGCTTGGTATGCACAGGAAGATGGTCTAATGCCTGATGGAACTGAAGGTTGGGAATACCAGTAATCTTGCAAAAATAATAGTAGATATGTTTTAATGAAAAATAAATTTAAGGAGTAAAAAATGCCTGTAGGATCATGGACTAATATTACAAACGCTCAACTTGCTACTGGTGCTCCAGTTCGCTCTTTAGATCATTTAGCTCTTAGAGATAATACTATTTATGCAAACGCAATTCGTGGACAAGTCTTTACTGGCAATGGTACTTTCACAATACCGCAAGGTGTAGAGGCTATTAAGGTCACAGTAGTAGGCGGCGGTGGTAACGGAGGCGGAGTACCAAGTGGTACCTCTGCTGGAGGTGGAGGTGGAGGTGGAGGTGGCACGGCAATTACCTATTTAAGTGGTTTGACATCAGGCGGAACTTTAGGAGTTACTATTGGCGGCGCTGGCGGAACTTCATCTGTTGCATCAGGCACTCAAGTAATCACAACTATTTCTGCAACTGGTGGGTCTGCTGGAAATACTGGTGTCGATGGAACGGCTTGTAAAGGCGGTGCTGGTGGAATTGGTACTGGAAATCTAAGTATTGGTGGCGGTGGCGGTGTAACTGGATTTGCAGATAATACACAAGGTGGTTTTGGTGGTGCTGGTGGAAGCTCATTTTTAGGTGGTGGCGCAAGTGGAACGGCGGTTGCTAGTACTGGAACAACTAATGGAATTGCTGGTCGTGCATATGGCGGTGGTGGTAGTGGTGGTTGTACGGCAAATGCTACTGCGGTTTCGGGTGGTGCTGGTGTAGCTGGTGTAGTTATTTTTGAATGGTAATAGGAAAATAAAAATGACAACTCAACAATATTTAATGATTCCTACTGCTACTAATATAGTAGAAAATACCTGTATGTGGGATGGAGATGTAAATACATGGCAACCACCATTAGAGACTCTAATGCTTATCCAAGCAGATACTCCAGCAATGGTTTGGGAAGCAATAATTGTAGATAAAAAAATTATTGATTGGATTTTAGTAGAACAAATTGGCGTTGCTGATATTGGATTTACTTGGGATGGAACTAAGTGCGTTACTAATCAACCTAAACCACAAATTCCATCTTTATAAATAAGGAATAATTATGTTAGCTGGATTACTTGATATTGAAATTGAACAGGGGGCGACCTTTGAATTGGTATTTATATATCAAGATGAAGCTGGCAATCCTATTGACTTAACAGGCAATGCTGCTCGTATGCAACTTCGCAGACAGTTTAAAAGTGAAGAAATAATTATTTCTCTAACAACTGAGAATGGAAGAATTGCTTTTGATCCTTATGCTGGCAAAATTACTTTAAGAATATCAGCAACCGATACAGCACCATTAACTGGGTCAGGTGTTTATGATTTAGAACTAATAGATGGGGCAACTGTTAATCGTTTGATTGAAGGTTCTTTTAATGTATGTGCCGAGGTAACACGATAATGGATAAGATCGAAGTCGTAGCTACCGATAGAAGAATTGAAGTTATACCTGCTGAAGATGGCAGAGTAATCGTACTGCGTGGAGAAGGTATCCAAGGTCCTCGTGGTTATGGCGTTTCAGAAGGTGGAACAGTTAACCAAGTACTCACTAAAAAATCTGATACTGACTATGATACAGAATGGAGGTCAGAGATTCTTGATCTCAATAAATTGGCTTTCGATACTGCCGCAGGTCAGACAGCATTAGTAGGTCAAACAGTTTGGAATGATACAGACGGAACTTTAGACATTGGTTTAAAAGGTGGTAATGTAACTCTGCAAGTCGGTCAAGAGCTTGTTCAAATGTGTACCAATAGAACTGGCACAAATATGGTTGATGGGCAAGCCGTTGTGATTGCTGGATCACAAGGAAATAGATTAACTGTAAGTCTTGCGAAAGCTAATGCTGAATCTACTTCTAGTAAAACTTTTGGTGTCCTTACAGAACATATTGCTAATAATAAGAGCGGATTCGTTACGACTGAAGGTCTTGTTCGTGGAATTAATACGAGCGCATTGATTGAGGGCGCAATCGTTTGGTTGTCGCCTTCTGTATTGGGTGGGCTAACCACTACTAAACCATCTGCTCCAGCGCATCTAGTAATGATTGGCGTATGCGTTAGACAGCATGCGACTGTAGGTATGCTTTATGTCAAAGTTACTAATGGCTTTGAAATTGATGAATTACATAATGTAGATATTGATAATCCGCAAAATGGCGATGCTCTTGTTTACGATCAAGCGAGCCAACTTTGGAAAAACAAACAAGCTGTAGGTCCGACTGGTCCACAAGGATTGCAGGGCGTACAAGGTATCCAAGGCGTACAAGGCGATCAAGGTATTCAAGGTGAAACTGGCATCCAAGGACCAACAGGTCCACAAGGAATCCAAGGGGTAACTGGACCTACTGGGGCGCAAGGTATTCAAGGGGTAACAGGTCCTACAGGTCCACAAGGCGAGATTGGACCAACTGGTCCTACTGGTGCAACGGGTGCAGACTCTACTGTAGTTGGACCTACTGGTCCAACAGGACCGCAGGGAATACAAGGCATCCAAGGTGAGCAAGGAATACAGGGAATACAAGGTCCAACAGGTCCACAAGGTTTGCAAGGTATTCAAGGCATACAGGGAGAAGTCGGTCCAACTGGACCTACTGGCTCTACTGGTGCTATTGGTCCAACAGGACCTACGGGTGCAGATTCAACTGTAGCTGGTCCAACGGGTCCGACAGGTGCAACAGGTCCACAAGGTACAAGCATTAATCTTAAAGGTGAAGTGCCTACAGTAGAAGATTTGCCTTCTATTGGTAATACTCCTAATGATGCTTATGTCGTTACTGCTGACGGAAATCTTTATGTATGGGATGGATCTCTTTGGTTTGATGCTGGACAAATTGTAGGTCCACAAGGACCAACAGGACCACAGGGTTTGCAAGGTGTAACAGGTCCAACAGGAGCTATAGGATTAACTGGAGATATAGGTCCTACAGGACCAACTGGTGCACAAGGAATCCAAGGCATTGAAGGTCCGACTGGTCCGCAGGGAATACAGGGAGTTCAAGGCGATGTAGGTCCTACTGGACCCCAAGGCATACAAGGAATCCAAGGAGTGCAAGGTGAAGTAGGTCCAACGGGTCCTACAGGCGCACAAGGTATTCAAGGAATCCAAGGTGAGGTTGGTCCTACTGGTCCGACAGGGGCTACTGGTTTAACAGGTCCTACTGGTCCGACAGGTGCTACAGGTGCAGACAGCACAGTAGTAGGTCCAACTGGTCCGACTGGCGCACAGGGTATCCAAGGGATTCAAGGTATTCAGGGTGATATTGGACCAACTGGACCACAGGGAATTCAGGGACCACAAGGAGTCCAAGGTGTTCAGGGAGTTCAGGGACCAACTGGACCGACAGGACCACAAGGACCTCAGGGAATACAGGGTATTAAAGGACCAACAGGACCTACTGGCGCAACAGGCGCAACAGGCGCAATCGGACCAACTGGACCGCAAGGTTTAACTGGAAATACTGGAGCACAAGTTCCGACAGGACCACAAGGCGCACAAGGCATTCAAGGACCTACTGGACCAACTGGTGCGACTGGAGCTACGGGTGCAACTGGACCGACTGGACCTGCTGGTCCTACAGGAGCAACAGGGGCAACTGGACCAACAGGTCCGCAGGGTAGTGCGGCAACTGTTGTGTATCAGTAATGAAAATAGCTATTTATGCCATATCAAAAAATGAACAGTCTTTTGTAAAAAGATTCTGTGAGTCCGCTAAAGATGCGGACTTAATATTAATCGCAGATACAGGATCAAGCGACCATACTGTAGGCGAGGCGATTGCCTGTGGTGCAATAGTGCATGAGATAGCTATCAAGCCATGGCGTTTTGATAAGGCTCGGGATGTTGCTCTATCGCTATTGCCGCCTGATATTGATGTTTGTATTAGCCTAGACCTAGATGAAGTAATGGAAGAAGGCTGGCGAGAAGAAATCGAAAGACTATGGCAATCTAATACCACTCGCATGAGATATAAGTTTGACTGGTCAAATAATATTATTTTCTACTCAGACAAAATTCATTCCCGTACAGGTTATTTTTGGAAGCATCCTTGCCATGAAACATTAACGGCAGAAGCAAGAACTCAAGAATCTTGGGTTAGCACAGATAAACTATTAGTTACTCATAAGCCTGACGAAACTAAAAGTCGTGGGCAATACATGGAGCTTCTAGATCTAGCAACGGCAGAAGATCCACATTGTGAGCGGAATGCTTTCTATCATGCCCGTGAACTCACTTTTACCCGTCAATGGGATCGAGCCATTATTGCTCTAAAGCACTATTTGACAATGCCAAAAGCGTCTTGGGATTATGAGAGGTCTTATGCTATGAGGCTTCTAGGTCAATCCTATGAGGCCGTTGGAAACCATAGCGAGGCATATAGCTGGTTTATGAAGGCTTGCGCTGAAGCACCTAATACTCGTGAAGGCTGGCTTGATCTAGCTCAATACTGCTACAAAAAAGAATCATGGCTAGAGTGCTATTCAGCCGTTAAGAAATGCCTTGCGATTACAGATCGTCAATATGTCTATACCAGCGATCCGAAGTCTTGGACAGAATTGCCTTATGACATTGGGTCAATCGCTTGCTGGAAATTGGGACTATTAGATGAGGCGGTATTGCTTATTAAAAAGGCAATCGAATACAATCCATTAGATGAAAGATTGTCAAACAACCTCAAGCTGATATTGGATTATGGAAATGCCTGAAAAAAGTCCTGAAGCGTATTCATTGATTACTTATGGGTGGGTATTTATGTTGGCAATTCTAGGTGGTATAGTCAATTTTATGAGAAAACTACAGCAGGGCCATGCCCGAGTATTTAACCTCATTGAATTCATTGGTGAGATCGTTACCTCGGCTTTCGCTGGCGTTCTTACTTTTTGGATGTGCGAGCACGCAAATATTTCTCCATTAATGACTGCCGCCTTTGTTGGCATCGCTGGTCACATGGGAAGCAGAACGATGTTCATGCTTGAAGCCTATCTAACACAACGATTCCCTAAGTAATATGTTTCCGCTTGGAGCAATCCTCGACATTGGTGGGAAGATCATAGACAAGCTATGGCCTAACCCAGCAGAAGCAGAAGCCGCTAAATTAAAACTATTTGAGCTACAGCAATCAGGTGAATTAGCTAAGATGGCTAATGATGCTGAAATCACTAAGGCTTATCTAAATGATGTAAATAGCGCACGCAATCGTGAGGCTCAAGTAGCGACCTCAGAGAGCGCACCATACCTCAATAAGGTCATTACCCCAATCCTTGCTATTGGCGTTCTTTTAGCCACCTTTGGTCTATTCTCATTCGTGCTGTTCGATAAAGGCACTATCGACCCAACTCGCAAAGACATTCTTATTTATGTCTTGGGCGTACTCTCTGCCATCGCAACGCAAATTATTGCTTACTACTTTGGTAGCTCAAAAGGTAGTTCAGATAAAAACACCGCAATAGATAACCTGTTACGCAAATGAATATTACAGTTAAACGCTTCTACTATGGTGACAAACACACCATAGGCAAGCTCTTTGTAGATGGGCAATACCTTTGCTACACCTTAGAGGATAAGATGCGTGAGGAGCCGAATAAGGCGGTTAGTGATTGGAAGGTGTACGCTAATACGGCAATACCTACTGGGATCTATGGTGTCATCATTACCATGTCGGCAAGGTTTAAAAAGCTCCTGCCGTTGCTCCTAAATGTTGAAGGCTTTAGTGGAATTCGAATTCACTCTGGCAACACTTCAGCAGATACAGAAGGTTGCATATTGGTAGGGACTGGGTGGGATGGTGAAAGCGACTTTATTACGAATAGTAGAGTCGCCTTCAATATGCTGATGGAGCGCATCAATAACGCTCACACCGAGGTCAAGATTTCAATTGAGAACACTTAATATCATTTAAGAAGTTTGTTCCTTTCTCGGTGTAGTCAATTACAACTGCTCTGCCATCTTCCTTACTAGGTTTCATTACTAACAGCTTCTTTCTAATAGCTCCTTTTAAATACTTGTGAGCCGTTGCTGGGGACATAACACCATCATAGCCAGTTTCAAGTAATACTCTTTTCGTATTCATTGGACCAAGATGAGCAATCATCCCAACAATAAATTCTTCCTGCCATGTTGCCCTGTATTTCTTGCGCACTTCTTTTGAGATATATGCGTTCATTTGTTTTTTGCCTTTTTAATTATGTGCATAGCCATTGCAATAAATATTCCTAGAAATAATCCAATAAAAAATTGGCTAATCATATCCATTATTTTGATTTTTCTAATTGCAACTCTGTTACTGGAAAAGATCCTCTTTTTTTCTCATCAAATGCGTAAAACATCATGCTGTAGTCGCTCCAGTTTGATGCTGGAACCCATCTCGCAAATCTATGTTTAACGCCACAAACATTCAATGACTCTCTACCCCAATGTTCTTTATATGTTTCTGTGGCTTGCTCAAAAGTTACATGACCTTTTATATACTCGACATCAGATTGAAAGTCATCCCACATAATTTCAATCATGTGACCATTTTTATATTTCATTTCTCTTGTGCCTTTATGTAATTGTTACACCTAGTAATCGTTCAGCTTTTCCCAATCTTGCTTTCAACGCCTCGATTTCAGCTTGTTGCTGGCGTAGCATGGTGGCTGCTTCATCCAATTTAGCGATGTGATATGAGGTGATTGAATGCCCATTTTTAAAAATGTCGCTTTTTAAGTCATCAGCTAGTTCATTTGCGTTCATTTCTCTTGTGCCTTTCTTATTTAATCTATTTCGTCAACTGCAACAATTTCATTTACTCCGTCAATATAAAGTCCTTGGCTTGAACAATAATTACAAACTGAAGCAAAAACATTTTTATCTGCTAATTCCTTTGCTTGTTCTTTGCTATCTGCTTCTACTTCTATTGTTTGAGAAGCATTTACACTATATGTAACAGCATATTTCATTTCTCTTGTGCCTTTCTTAATAACTATCTTCTTCTAATTGGTCATCGGTAGAAAACGAGTAGGTGATATTTGTTTCTACGAAAAAAGAGTGCTGACATAAATCGCACTCGACTTTATGTCTGTCATCTTCATATAACTCCCACGCTTCCCTTTCATCAATATTGAAATCGTTTCCACAATGAGGACATTTTGGAAGTTTGTTACAGGAAAAATCCCAGCTATCGCCATCTTGAAGTGCTTGATATTTTTTTGTTTTTAGCATTTCTCTTGTGCCTTTCTTAGTATTGCTAACGCTTGTCTAGCCCAAACCCTGTCATGTTCTTTCATTTCTTCTGAAAGTTCAGCATAAGGAATCATGCAACTAGCCCATCTTGCAAACCGAGCATCACTAATTTTTTCAGTTTGCATAATTGCATCAGCCCACATCATCCATTGATGGTGTTCAAGTTTTGCTAATTGTTCAATTATTTCCTCATCCGTTAGTTCACGCTGTTTCAACGCCTCAATTTCGGCTTGTTGTTGGCGTAGCACGGTGGACGCTTTACAAATCATTCCGTAATCTCTGTCATCAATATCTTGAGAAAAATAGGATTCTGCATCCTCCAACATATCAGCCAATTCATTTGCGTTCATTTCTCACTTGCCTTTCTTAGTATTGCTACTGCTTGCTTAAATACACCTAGTTCATAAGCAATTTCTACAAGTGGTTTCTCTAATGACCTATTCCAATACATAAACTCATATTCGGCTTTCATCATTTCCTCATCCGTTAGTTCAACCGGATGGGTATAACTAACTACTGTTTGTTCAATCTTGGTATCAGTAATTGCTTTGTATGGATTCATAATTTCCTGTGTAGATTCTGATAAATTCCACAATGCTCGTTCTTGTTGCATACCTAGTTTTCTAGCTTCTTCAAGTTGGTCTTGGGTATAGAGTGGAATTGATTTAGCAGAATTACCCCTCATTTTCTCGTGGAATGTAACTTCTCGACAATCTTCCCCTTTAAATTTCCATTCGGTAATCCACGCTATTGGTTTATTCATTTCTCTTTCCTTGCTAAAAACTCCAAACTAATTATTTTCTTTTTCAACGCCTCGATTTCAGCTTGTTGCTGGCGTAGCATAGATTGGCAATCCTTTGCCATCTTCAAAAACTCATCTTCTTCTCTATCCTCAAACATCAAAACCAATGACCCCAATCTATCAGCTAGTTCATTTGCGTTCATTTCTCTTGTGCCTTTCTTAGTATTGCTTTAAATGCTTCAATTCCTCGATTAACCCAATATTCATCCATGCAATCATCATTAAGTCCTATTGCATCCACAATTTCAGAAATGGCTTCTGCTATTTCCTCATCCATTAGTTCTGCTGGATTACTTCTTATTTCTTCCCAGTCATTCCAAACTATTCGGCACTCATGACGATAACAGCAAGCATTGTGTTCGCTGAATACTCCGTTCTGTTGTTCTTGAAATTCCCTTAATTCTTCACATGGTGTTAATTCTTTTACTGAATGGGTGCATTTACGAACCATTGAAATCATGCGCTTGGCTTCATCTTCATACTTCTGCCATCTTTCTCCCCAAGGCTCAGGAATAACTCCTCCCATATCCCAAATCAAATCGTGACAGCATTCTTCACCATGCTCATCAGCACATAATTCCCATGCAAGAGGCTCCCATTCTTCTGCACCTTCCCATGCTACTGGTTTACTCATTTCTCTTTCCTTGCTAAAAACTCTAAACTAATTATTTTCTTTTTCAACGCCTCGATTTCAGCTTCATAAATCTTTTTAGTGTGTTTACATCCATCATCGAAGCTCCTATCGTATTGCGTTAGTTCTTTTTGTTTATTGCTATATGCAACAGCGTATTCAATAATTGTTTTTAATTTTTTGAATTCTT